GGACTTGCTGGTGGCTTGGGTAACCGCACCACCAGTGCCGCTGACGTAGCCAATGGCACTGCCAGCAGTTACTTCAAAGAGGGAAGCCATAATTAGTTACCTCAATCGAAGTTGGAAGTGTTGGTCGCACGCACGACACCAATATTCTTGGTTTCGTACACCTTCGACCAGTTGCCGATGGTCTCCAGTTGAGCACGGGTCGGGTTGACAGTGCTCACGCCCCACTTGGCACCAACAGGGTGGTACACGTAGTGGAGGTCGATCGACATGGCATCGCTCTTGGCGAGGATGTCACGGTCAGTTTCCGTCTGAAGAGCCAGCTGCTCACCGCTGGCGACAGCGCCGTTGGTGAAGAAGTAAGTGGCATATTCAGTGGAACTGCCACTGCCTGCGGTCTGCACATCGTCAGAGACGATGACACGCAAGCCCATGTACGTTGGCACGCTGGGGTCACCGCCGTAAGCGCCAACAAGGGAGCCACCGGATTGAGTGCTGGTAGTGCCACGAGCTTCAAGAGTGGACACGTAGTCGATCGCCTTGCGCTCAACGAGGTCGTAATAGACCTTGCTGTGCATACAAATGGCGGTCAGCTTGTCACCTTGATCGCCCAGCAGGCTGCGGGCTTCAGCAACGTGCCGAGGGGACAGCACGGTAGGGGTGTCAGCGGTCAGACCATCAATCGTCAGATCGACGAAGGATGCGCTGTCGTTGCTGCCCAGGCTGCCAAACACACCAGCCAAGCAGGACAGGAGGTCCTTCTGGCGCTGGTTAGCAATGTAGTCAGCAATCTTGGCGCCGATAGCAGCCATGGGGTCGGAACCTGCGGCAAGTGCAGCGAGGTCACGGCTTTCGAAGGCACGCCCACGGTGCAGGATTACGCCAACTTGCTTGTCAGCAGTGATTTTGCCAGGGGTCAGCGAGGTGCTGTCAGACAGCACTTCAAAGTCACCAGTCAGGTTTGCCTTAAAGAAAGGCACGTTAATGAAGTCACCACCCTCGGTTGCGTTCAGCTCAGCCATCGGCTGCACCACACCGGATGCCAGGAAGGCATCGCGCTGGGTGGTCTGCTCAATGACGTAAGGCGTAAAAATCTCGGGGATGATGATGTCAGAGCGAAGAGTCGCCATGAAGAATCACCAGGGTTGAGTTGGAAGGATGGGCACAGCCCTACATCACCAGCACAGCCGGTTTGTAACAGCTTAGCGGTTAGCTTGAGCCTTCATCCGATCATACAGATCACGATCTGTTCGATACAGTCGTGCCTGTTCGGTCAGATTAAAGCTGTCGCGGCTAAACGGATTGACCATCCCAGCAGGGACGGCACCGCCAACATTGCCGCCCGATGGCGCACCACTGCCCTGCGGCTTGGGTTGCTTCTGCATCCATGCTGGCAAAGTCTTTGCCCACTCGGCAACAGGCACACGTTTGTACCCATCAACTACAACCACGCTGCCGTCAGCCTCGCGTTCGATAGCTTCAGGCTTCAGCTTAGTCTTGAGCACCATGTCTGGGTCATGGACAATTTCAGCTAGTGCCGTGACAGCAGGCGTCACCAGCTCCAGTTCTCGCACGCGGGCTTCAAGCTGGCTGATGCGCTGGTCCTTTTCTGCCGTCGCCTCACGGAACTGCTGCTCCAGAGCTTGTCTTGCTTCTGAATACTTGCCTTGTGATTCGAGTTGCTGTTGCTCGTAGTTGCGTTTAAATTCCAGCAGCTCGTCAACATTGACTCCATCAGGCACAGCCTTTGCTTGGGCGATGGCTTTTTTGTACTCGTCCAACAGTTCTGAGTTCTTGCGCCGCATGGCGTCAAGCTCAGCTTGCATGTTGGCTACTTCTGCATTTTGCTCCACAGGAGCTTGTGCTTCATCAGACATGGACTAGCCACAGGCTTAGTTACGCTGCGATCGTACAGCTTCTGACACAAAAGTGTCAAAACGAGAATTCAATACGCCAATCCGGGAACCCTGGAACCCGTTAATCAAACAGATGCTTGATGCTATTGATCGGCATGAGGATCTGTTGCGACGGACGGGTTGCGGGTGGCACGCTGCCAAAGCCCAGGACTTACGCCGTTACGTCGCAGAACTTAAAGATTGGATCCACTGCGAGGAGGCTACCACTTTGTCTTGTCAGCCCAATACGCAGGAGACATCTTGCCTTTAGCAATGTTGGCAGCATGACGTGCCTTAAAGCTGGCACGCCTTGCTGTTGCTGCTTTTGATTCACCTTGTCGCGGCGGGCTGCCACTAACGCCCTGCTGCCCAAACCGTATCAACTTGACCGTCTCGCCGTCTTTTGCAAGTACGGCATGGGACTTGGTTGGGTGGCTTGGCGTGCGCTTCGGCTTGTTATAGCCGTCAAATTGCTCGCCGCGATAGGTGATCATCGACGGGGTGCTGCCTTTAGCTCCGAACGTTTTTTGATGACTGCGTTGCCAGTTGATTCAGATTTGATCCGAACGATTGGATCGTCCTGACTGCCAACACGAGTGACACTGCCACCAGTGCGTGTAGCAATAGTGGCGCGTTCGCCGCCAATGCTGGTGATCACGCCAAAGGTGCGCGTGCCTTGGTAGTTCCAGCTAACCCGGTCGCCGCGTTTCATTTCTTCTTGCCGCCTTTCTTGGGCATGGGCTTTTGAGGCTTGGCTGGTCCGGTGTACTTAGGCATCACTTTTTACCTTTGGGTTTACGGGCTTTGCCGGCTTTGGACAGGGCGATGGCGACGGCTTGCTTTTGCGGCTTGCCGGCCTTCATCTCAGCTTTTATGTTAACCGAGATGGTCTTCTGTGAGCTACCTTTCTTTAACGGCACCGTACCGAGCCCGCAACTGATCTAAGGTTAGCTCTGACCCGTCGTCGCGGACCAGCTTGGCGATTGCAGCTTCTGGTCCATATTTGTTGGATAGTTTGTTGAAGTAAGCAACTTTGCTAGCGCCTAAGGCTTTTGCCTTGGTTGCAAGATCCTGCTCAGATAACCACTTGCCGTAGCTGGTGTTAGCTGGAACCTGACCGCCTTGTGCAGCACGGCGTCCTGGCGGTGGTGGGTCAAAGCCAAGCTCCTTGTAGTCAATGACCGGCACGGTGGTGCTACGGCAGTTGAAGTGCTGCGGCGGCGTTGGTCCTTTGCCATACTCAAATACCTTGCCGTCTAACGCCCGGCAGATGGCACTTGTCCTGGTGTCAAGCGTGGCAACGTAGCGGTACTTTTTCGTGATGTCTTGGTTCGCCTCATACACCTGCTGGCTAGCGGTATTTGCTACCTGATTGATGCTGGTGCGAACTAGCGCGACGATTTGATTGTCGGCTATAGCTGTTGCCTGACCGCCTGCTGCCGCAATTTCCCTGACGGTCTTGGCGCGTTCACCAAACTGCAAACTGCCGATCAACCGTTTGGCAATGGCTGGCGTCGGTTCACCTGTCAGCAAGCCTTGCCGGACAACTTGGCTGAACCGCTCAGCCTGGTCCACCGCAATGCCACGAAATGCCTTGCTAACAACCTCGCCGTTGGGCAGCGTGATGGTGGCACCTTGAGCAGCCGTGAGGCTGAATGTCTGTGGTGCGCCCTGTACTGCGGCAAAGAGATCATCGCTAAGTGCCACCACATTGAGCTGCGTGGGGTCAGTCGTCACAACACTCTGCGCAAACTGCGGGCTGATTTCTACCGTGTTGACGATGTTGCGTGCGCCTGCGGGTAACGCCTTACGCAACTCTTCCGATACAAACTCCGATTGCAACTGGGCTATACCCTGCAGCTCTAGCGCCGTCAGCTCTGTCGAATCTCCAGCCCAAGTGCCCAGACTATCCTTTAGTTGCGCCAAAATGCCACGCAGCCTTGCAGCCTTGACAGGTGCAGCAAGCTCATCAATCGTTCGTAACTGATTGACTGCATCAATAATGATGTCGTTATAAGCATTGATCACACGCCGAGCAACACTATTGCTGAAGCGATTCAGGTCAATCGCATTGCGAAACAACGCCTCAGGTGTGCTCATGGCTCAATGCCAAGCTGACTGGGCTTGTACTGCGACCGGATACTAACGTTTGCGCCACGCGTCAAGGCGCCGGTGATTGTAGAAGCAAAGGCGTCGTAACCATCTTGCCCATCTTCCAAAATCACCATTTCATCTACTTCAGCAGGTTTGCCGTCTTTGTAATACGTCATCCGTACAACTGCCAAAATCTCTTCCGGCAGTTTGCCCATCGTGTAATCAAGCTCCTGCTTCCTCGGCGGTATCTGCATCTTCTGGGTCTTCGCTTCCAGCATTATCGCCCAGTCCACCAACCAATCGATCAGCCTGTTCAGCAGATTGTAAATCCAGCCCGCCATTAGAAGTTGCCTCCAGTTCCTC